TTCCAAATGCATTTGACGATGTTCCTGTTATTGAATACATGAACAACAATGAACGGGTCGGTGACTTTGAACCAGTCATTGGCTTGATTGATTTGTATGATTTTGCCAACAACGACACAGCCAACTGGCTAAGTGATTTACCTGACAGTACTCTGGTATTGAGTGGTGATATTGACTCAATGCTTGGTACTGGTAATGAATACGATGAAGATGGCTTTGAAGACGCTGAACTTGGTAAGCGTAAGGTTTTGAAAGAGCTGAAAGACTCTAACTTGTTAACATTGCGTACAGGTATTGGTGCCAACGGTCAGGAAATTCCAACAAAGGCCGAATACTTGCACCCTGAGTATGATGTTAACGGTCAAGAAAGTTATAAGAAGCGACTCGAAGATGATATCTTCCGCGGTTCATATGTTCCTAATCTTGCCCAAATGAGTGTTGGTGGTTCGATTAGTGGTATTGCTATGAAATATAAGTTACTTGGCACCATTGAGATTAGTGAACGTAAGCGCCGATTCTTTGAAAAAGGGTTGCGCCAACGCTACAACATCGTGGCAGAAGTTGATACAGCGATCAAACCATTACTACCAGAACTGGTATTCCGATTCACGGATAACTTACCAACGGATAACGCAACGATTGCAAAGCAGCTGCACGACGCTGGTTTGAAGTTACCACAAGAATACCTCGCTGGGTTGTTACCTGATGTTGATGACGTGGACGCATTCATGGATAGCGTTCAGCGTGAAGAAAACGCCATTACAGACCAATATCAACAAGGATTAGGGTTTAACCAAGAATAAACTAAAACGTCTCTAGGATAGACTAGGGGCGTTTTTAAGTGTATTATAATGGTAGGAGGGTTGGACCATGGAAAATTTAATACGGGAACTTTTGCACGGTTCAACAAATTTAGGGGTATTTAAGGTATATTTGTTTGTGGGCTGTGTTGAATTGTTAACGGGATACCTAGCTAATATTTATGCCGGTAAAAATTTACAAGAGTCCATCGATCGTGAAGCAGTCATTAGACACATTTCAATCTTCTTGACAACATGGGGAGGTCTAGCGTTAAGTTATATACCAGAAACACCCCCAATTATTGATGATGTTGTGGGTTTCATGATCGCATTCTTTGTAATAACATACGGGTTTGATATACTTGACAATTTCTCAAAAATGGGCGTTAATATCCCTAAGTTCCTACTAAAAGATAAGGAGGATAAATATCATGAAAGGGAATAGGCTACATGTTGCCTTAATATTGTCTGCCTTTCTTGTTGGTGTTGGTCTTGTAGGTAACGAACCAAAAATTAATGCCGTAACTATTCTAGATAATGAAAGGGTTGAGTAATGGAAGATTTTTTGAATCAGCTTGTAACGGGTTCCAGCGTGTTAGGAATCTACAAGTTTTATATTTGGGCGGGTGTTCTTGACATTATCACAGGGATAGCACAATCTTTGTACAATGGTACATACACTGCCGAAGAAAATAAAAAAGGGTTGTTGACACATTCAGTTGTGTTTATTGTTATCACGTCAGGTTTGTTAGTAGGAAGAGAGCATGATATACCAATGATAACCGATGGGGCTATTATGGCAGGGATTGGTTTCTTTGGGATTATGTATGTGCTTTCAGTTATTGAGAATCTAAATAAAATGGGCATTCCTGTACCTGATGTAGTTGTAAAAGCTATGGATAAAGTGAGGGGTAAAAATGAAAACAAGTAAAAAAGGACAAGACTTAATTAAGAAATTCGAGGGTTTTAAACCCTATGGTTATGATTTAGGTGATGGAGTTATCACGGCGGGTTGGGGTTCAACTAGTTTGCATCACCCTATCCGCAAAGGTGTGCGATACGACACCGCAACCTTGCAAAAGTGGTTTGAAGACGACTTAAAGGTTTATGAGAAAGCAGTACAACGTTTCATGCCTAACGCAAACCAAAACCAATTTGACGCACTAGTATCGTTCGCTTATAACCTTGGCGCTGGTATCTTTGATCAATATGCTGGTTTGTGGCACTTACCTCAAGACATGGGTAATTTCATCATGCGAGGTACTCCGTTTGAACAAGGGTTACGCAATCGACGAAACCAAGAAATCGCACTATATAATATGCCGGTAAATAGTCCTGTTCCTAAGGACGCTGATAAGGCTACCAAGCGATTATATGAACTTGGGGGTCGTTGGGTTATCAACAGTACGCTATACATTGATGAGGTCAAAAAAGTTAACGGTATCTGGCAAGTTATTAATTACGATTTAGCAGGTAAGAAGAAAATTACCATGCAGGATTGGATCTTGCGTGGAATCCCTGCGGATATCATTACCTTGGTAGACAAGAACGGTAAGAAGTTAGCCAACCAAAACTCAATCAGCCCTAAACAATTCTTTAAGTTTGATGAACCTTGGAACCATGGGACAATTGATAAATACGGTAAAACGTCAGTAGGTATTATCTTTGGTAAGTACGGCATGATTTGGTTTAACTCTTATACATTATTGTATAAGGTATAAAATAAAAGGAACCTACTATTTGTTAGTAGGTTCTTTTTTGTTGTTCAAGCGTTCAATTTCTTTTTCAGCGTTGTTAAGCATGTCCCAGAACTTCATGTTTAAGACTAATAACATTACCAACAATACAATAATTACAGCTCCTACCATATCCACATCTCCTTTTCTTATTTATCTATGACCTTAGTATAACCCGTGAACCTTAAACTAACCTTAAAGCTATAAAATTAGACAAAAGAAAAAAGCCTTTCGGCTTTATACTTCTTCTGCTGACACAACATCAGCATTGTGACCTACCAAACTTGCAAGTGTTTTCGCATCTTCCTTTGTGAACCCGTCACTTAGTAATGCGTAACCAATTTGATTGGTAACATATGGTTCTACTGGGAGTTTTTGAAAATAGTAATCTGTTCCATAGGTTGCTTTAATGTGTACGAAATACTCGTTCTTTTTGTCAATGGTAACATTATCAAGTTTACCATTCAATAGTGCAGTTTGAAATGCAATTGATTGATCTTGTGTTAGTGTTTGTGGAATTTTTCGCATCTTCTCGAATGCAAGATTGAAAACATTCTCAGCGTTCTTATATTCATCGCTCTCGATTGTGTGCTTAAGTACTGCATAAGTACCAGCTGGTAATGGTGTAGTCATAATAAACCCCTTTCGTGTATATCTTAATTGTAGCCTTAATTGTCTAATTCATCAATCATAAATTCAATATACTGGATTGCTTTCCGTAAGTCTTGCTTACGATCGTCTTTCTTACCCTCCCGACCAAGATACTTAATAGCATTAAGTTTCAAATATGCTAAGTATTCGTCTTGTGTTGACACGAACGCTTTCATAGCGTCCTTTACTTCTACATTACCATAGTTATTTGTATAGTGGCTTGGATGTGCTACAGCATCACCGACGCGTTGATTAATTAATGACTTCATTTGAATACCTCTTGTTTATTTTTTTCTAACTTACAAAATTTATTATATATCCTTAACCTTAAAATTCATCAACCCACTCGATTTCCTGTCCCCCGTCCATTTCTTCAATCTGTATATCCAGCTGGTAGTCTTCATCAGAACCAATATAACGCTTCATCAAGACGTATTCACAAACTTGTGAGTCATCATAACCTAAGACGTCCATAATTGCGTCAGAGGCGCCTTTGGTGGTGTTGTCTAAGTCCATAGTTCCACGGGTGATTGGTAGAAGGAGATTGTCACTGAATAACGCCCGTTGTGCCTTAGTCTTAACTAGACTTTTTGGAACGGGATAACCAAAGCAGAGTTTAACTCGTAAAGCCTTATCGTTTGGAATAACAATATCACCCATATCATCGAGTACGTCCATTATATTGGTCCAAAGTTCATCGTGATATCCGTGATAAGACTTTGATCGGTACATTCGTCCCCGTCCCATTTCCATTTGGTTACCAGAACTAAACTTATTGAATGTGTTAATTCTAGCTCTGAATAAAATCTTACTAGTCATCAATCCGCCTCCCGCTTGCTTGCGATACGTGCGGAAGCACTTGCGACAATTGCCCCGACAACGTCATCAAGGAAAACAGCATGATTGCGCTTATCAATTTCACCAATGATTCCGGGTTTTGTCTTATCAATGTATGCGAAATTAGTCCATGCGATGGCACCATAACCCTCGCAAATGTAACGGGCAAGGTGCTCGTCAATACCATAGACACCCCGGTCAATATCTAGTGCTTCCTGTGTGAAGTCAGGTAACATACCTAATGCACTTTGGTCGTCAATGAAGATAGCCAATTCAATTGCATAACGGGTGTTTCGCTTGCTTAAAACATCATTAATTGCTTCACCCAACTCAACTCCATCAATATCAGGGTAATATTTTTCTTGGTTTGCAAATACCAGTTGGCCAATGTCTGAAATTGAAACACCCTGTTGTGCTAACAGGTGTATTGACTCGATAGAATTAAGGTTACTTGTCATCTTCAATTACCTCGTATGCCTTTGTAGCTTGTGCTGAAAATGGACTAATATATGTGATAGGTTTGCCTAATCGATTCACTTTTTGTAAGTCCCTAATTGCGTGTTGGTGAGTAATTCCGTTTTTCTTTGCATATTCTACTGTATTCATAATATCCCCTTTATAACTTAAAACTTTCTTTAATTATTGTATTTGCTTGATTGATGTAATATTGTTCGTCAATCATTTCTCTAGGATAATCTAGAGTGTTGTTTATGATTGCAACGTGGTCAGCTGTCCCAGAAAGTTTATCCCTACTGCTTGGTACTTTTCCAATTGCGTGCTTTGTAAGGTTAGATAGTGACTTATCTGTACTAGCCACCCAACGATTAATTAATTGAACCTGCTTAGATCCGTGGTATACAGCGTCGTAAGATGAACGTTGTGCCTTTGATACAATTGCGAACTTGGATATATCAGAACATTCTGAAATAGTTTTTTCAACTGGTACACCGTCCATGTAGTAAGCCACAACCGCAGTCGCTACAATTTGCTTACTCTTGCGAAATGCGTTGGCTGACTTTATTTTATGTGTATCACTTTGCGCTTGTGCAACCAGCGCCCCTTTAACCTTAACACTATCGTCAGGGTATCTGAGGATGTAGTTGTTCACATTGGCATAAAATAGTTCTTTAATTGGGTCAATCTCAATATCAAAGTTAGTGCGCTCTTCAAATTCTTGTTTTATATCCAAAAGTGCGGTTTTATTTTCAAGTTTGTACCCGATAACAATACCATCAGTGTTAGCACTTAATAGGTCTGCATATGGTTCAACACCAAGCATTAGGTCAATCAGTGCAGTTTGACCGCCAAAACATACCTGAAGGCGACGCAAGGGGTCATACATACCACTGGTCTCTTGTCCCATTGTGCCATATGCAGCATTTAATGGAACTTTGCGAACACTAGCACCGGCTTTGTCTCCTTTTGCTTTCATATCAAGGCGTGTGTGATACATATCCACGAACTTACGAGTATTCTTCTTATCGACACCCCGACTAATCAAGTCCATGTATACCATAAGGCTAGGATATTCACTACTAATATCCCACTGCTCTAGGACGTAACCATCATTGCTTTTCCAATGCTTCGTAGTGTTGGTATCATGAAGTCCACCTGTTCCTAATCGAATAGGTAAATTACCAATCTTAATAATTTTTGAAGGAGACTGTACAGATTCCCCCGCCATTTTTCGATCATACCAATCCCAATAACTTCGGATTGATTGTGTGAAGAAGTCATGTGCTTCTTTATTTATCCCTGTGAATTGGTAAGGCTCTTCGTATTCTTCTGGGAATTCACGGGGGTTAAATGTACCTTTTTGTGTTTCCAGTAGTTTTGCCGTTATCATCGCGCTGGTATGAATCATTGCCCCTCTATCAAGTCCAAAGGTGGCAATAGTGTTCGCCTTGTTGATTATCCACGCCATACGCTTAATTACCAATTCACGAGTTGCGTCAAGGTCATGGTTATTATATTCGATTGAGCGTTTAAGTTGTTCTGCCGTTATATCTCTAGCGTCCCAAGGTAATTCGCTTTCATCTAGGGGTAGGTCAGACCAACCCTCGAATTCTTTCAGTGAACCCATGAATTCTTGTGATACATCAACTTCCATAGGTTGATACTTAACTCGACGCCTACCAACATACCGATAAGGGTTTTCATTATCAATAATCTTCTGACTAGCGATGAATGGATCTTTATCGTTTAAAATTGCGGTTGTGATAAGTGAATCATAGTGTGCTGTGTTGAAACCAGCTAACAAAAAGCCGTTGGTTTTACTATACTCTAACCACTTCATCAATCTATTTTTATCGTTGATTATGTGAGTCTTCTTTCTTGTTCCGACGTCTTCAATACCCACAAACCAAATGTCAGGATAGACTTCAAAATCATATACATATATTTCCATTTAGCTACCTCCAGCGATAATTATATCAACTGAAACTTAAATGAACCTTAAGAATAATAAAAAGGCTACCGATTATTTCAGTAGCCTAAACTATTAATTATTAGAATGGAAATGTGTCGTCTTCATCTTCTTCAACTTCAATCACTTCTGGAGCTGGTGCCATCTTCTTAACGTTTTGGTATCCTTGCGCATTTTCAACAATATCAAATGTTACACGCTTACCCTTAAGCTCCTTAATTACACGTGATAAGAATGACTTCATACCTTCGTTTTCATTTCGTGTAATACCTAATCGCTTCAATTGGTTGAACAT